AGAACTTGCCGAATCTTGTTGGACCTTGGAACGTCGGCCTTGGCGCAGTGTTTCGGGGCCGCAAGGAAATACACTATTTCTAAGAAGCGAAGCAAGGATACTGGGCAAGCTGTTAACAGACCAAGGGTTTATAGTTGATCTTAATATCAATGACGAGTGGCCGCGCGGGCATGGTCGTCCTGCTATTATACTTGCTTGGCACAAACGCCGTTCAGCAATGACCATGTTCGCGTTAAAACACGATTGTAAAACATTGATAATAACACCATACAGCAAGTGAAGTAAACGTATAGTGGGTCTACTGGAATTGACTATAAAATGGCGTTAAATTGTCAACCGTGTCGATAGGGCCCTAACGACACGTCGATAGCTAGCTATCGACGTGGTTGTTGCAGTTTTTATTTTGTATGTTAGAATAGTACGCTGGTACTTGACCAGCTTGAATCACCGGTTTAAGTGGCCATTTAATTGCCCGCAACTCAGTGTGCTTCATAAATATTATCATGACATGGACCAATTGGAAAACCCCCGCAACTATAGCACAAGACACAGATGAAGGTATAGACTTCACTGATGGAGATAGTGTATTAGATCAAACCACAGACCTACAGAGCACTGCGTTGTTGTATGCATCTGCGCAGGATTACAACGACAAAGTCAACACCTATGGCAGCAAGGGACTGATATACACCAACTTTTCATTTGCTGCTGGTGTGGTTGACAGAGTTGAACTGCGTATAGAAGCACAACGATATTCACGCATTCAAGATGACAGAGTTCAATTGCTTGCACTTGGCACAAGCGGCACAGACGTATCGGATCTCAGCACAGAGAATATCAAAACATACAGTGGACTTCTTGGTGCATATTGGGGGATGGAAGATATTGATGTTGCAGACATATCGTTTGGAGCACTAATAGATTTTGCTCCAAGAAACGATATGCCCAGCAGCAACAACTTGATTGTGCGCAGTGTTAAGATGCGTGTACACTACTCGTCTTGACCCAAGCCATTTAGGAAAGCGCGTAACTTAGTGCCGTCGGTTTCTGCTGTTACTTTAGCAACAGGCGCACCCTCAGAAGGATTTGTTGAGCTATTGCGTTTGAGATTTGCAACAATGCTACTTCCAGTTGTTTGTCCTTGTGGCGAATCTTCATCATCTTCTTCACAGTCGATGATGCGCAAACTGTCAACTTCAAACCCTAAATCGATCTTTGAATTAACACCGCTTGAGCTTCTTGTCTTCATCAACTGCAATTGATAACGTCCTCGTTCTCGCATTGCTCTGCTTGTAAATATACCAATCACGTTGTCTGCTGTATTGATTTTACTAAGGCCTCCGGAGATGTGCGAGTGGTCAAATTCAACTTCCTCAACTGCTCCTCTGTTCAGCTGCGACGCTGTAACAAAAATTGTCTGCAATTCCATTGCCAAGTTACGTAGTTCTTCACTTACATACTTGTCTTTAACAAACAAGTTTTCTGGAGAAATTTTAACACTCAATGGCATCATAAGATCCAAATAGTCAATCAACAGAACATCAATCTTGCGTCCTGTCTTAATTTCGTATTCTTTGATGTAGCTGCGAATATCGTTTGCATTCTTGCCAGATGGCATGTACTTGACTTGGAAAGCTCCTGCTTTCTTTCCGATCATCTTAACTTTCATTTCAACATCGTCGATTGTTTTAAACACGTCTCTGCTGGGAATACCAGTTACCATGCTGTCAATGCGCATACTTACTAGGTTCTCGCTAAGTTCGAATGTTAAGTACAGCACATTCATGCCCATGAGACTCCAATTGACTCCTAGATTAGCAAGGAATAAACTTTTACCAGCACCCGAACCTCCAGCAAAGATATTAAGCTCGCCTCTGTTAAATCCACCAAACAATTTCTTGTCTAGGTTTTTCCAGCCTGTGCTCACTTGTCCGTTATTTTCTTTAATTGCTTCTAATCTAGCACGCGGGTTTTCCCAGTAGTCTGTGCCAAGATCTCTTTGCAATCCAATTTGAACAGCTTTCTTTACCAGTTCTTCAACTGGGCCGTACTCGCCTTTTTCTAACAAATCGGCACTCTGTAGAATTGCAGCTTCCAGTGCTTTGTGCCTAGAAAACGTTTCAAATTCTGTTAGCAACCAATCGTAATGCGAATCTTGTAGTATGCCCGGATCTTTGAGTTGCGTGTGCGTAGCAGCATTGATCATGTCAAATGTAGGTAATGCATTATGATCAATGACATAGTTGTTTAGAAATTCGGCAGCAGGCTTTAATCTTCTATCAAACGATTCTGCATCAAACACACTCTGGCAACGTACAAATGTTGCTGCGTCGCTCATCATCATTTCTAAATATACTTTTTGTATATCAAACCCGTAGTCTGTATTTTGTCTTGTACTCATGCTATATTACCTCTTTAATGTCTTAGTACCATCCCATAATCATTCTTGTATCCTCAGGAACCATCTCTACAGAAAATTCAGGCTGAAATACCAGTTCTCTATTAACTGTTGCAACTCCGTCTATGCCTGCAACTGCTTCATATATATCCGAACATATTTCTTCTGCAAACGGACACATCATACTTGTAAGTGTGTGCTTAACATGTACGTGATCGCCTGTGATATTTATCTCATAAATTAGTCCCAAGTCTTGTACACTAATCCCTGCAATTTCTGGATCGTATACTTCTCTCAGTGCGTCCTTTACCATGTCTTTGGTGATTTTTTTAATTTGTGTCATGTAATTATTATACTTTAATCAGTTGAAAAAGTCAATAAACTTTTATATTATATTGATTTTCAAATTCTATAGCGTCCAACATCGTGTTGACGATAGGCTGCCCTTTTACATTGAGACTGGTATTTAGCAGCATCGGACAGCCTGTTAATTCGTACCATCTCTCCAACAGTTGACGAAAACCTCTGTTATCGTGTCTTCCAACAGTTTGGACTCTTGAAGTTCCGTCGACGTGGACAATTGCAGGGTATAAAGCAGGATATCTGCAATGTGCTGTGAATTGCATATATGGGCCGTAGGATCCGGCAAAAATGTCACTGGCGTGTTCCTCAAGTATAGCTGGTGCAAATGGTCTGAATTCTTGCCGTTGTTTGATAGTATTAACTCTATCTTTGATATCTGATCCTCGCGGGTCAGCAAGTAGACTACGGTTTCCGAAAGCCCTAGGACCAAACTCGCTAGGACCGTTAGCAACACCACATATACCAGCACCGCGGGAAAGCTCAATAAGAATTTTAGCAACCGGATATTCTCCTTCTATGTTATAGCCAAGGTAAGGCCCTGGCCACTTGATACGTTTGTCATAATAGGACAACACTGCGCCGATTGCACTGCCGCTGTCGCCCGGATTAGGCATAACCCATACGTTTTTAAAGTATTCGTATGCTATTGAGTTGGCGCTGCAATTCAATGCACATCCGCCCATTAGCACTAGATTTTTACTAGGCAACTTGTTGGCAAATGTGCCCAACAAGTGACGAAGAATATCTTCATACACAAGTTGCGTAGCTGCGGCAATATCGAAGTGGTCCTGTTCAGTGGTTAGATCAGGGCGCCAGTATTTGCAGCCGCGATGTAAATTCCTATTAAACTTGATCATAGGCTTGCCGCCAATTTCAACAAAGTCACGTTTCACATCATGGTATAGACGATCGCCGTCGCCGTATGCAGCCATGCCCATGAGAATGTATTCATCCTCCTGTGGCTTTAAGCCAACTCGTTGAGTCATTGCAGTGTACCACAGGCCCACACTATGTGGGTAACGCTGGCTGTATACTTTCTTCATTCCAGTTAGTGTTGCACTCCACACAGTCAGTGTTTCAAACTCACCAATGCTGTCAATGCACACAACAGTAGCGTCGTAAAACCCACTTGTGTTAAATCCAGCAGCGGCATGACTGCGATGATGGTCTACATAATTGATGCGGGCTGGATTGATGTTGTACTGTTGTAGATATTCTTTAACGTTATTCTTCTTGGCATTCCAGCCTTGTCCGGCTAGCAACTGACGTGCTGTTTTCTTGTATGGATTTTCATACCACACCACATGCTCGGGTTCACCAAACTGCTTTGCATAATCGACCAAGTCTTTGTGCAAATGCGGATCATTTTTTACTCTACTAAATCTTTCACTCTGACTGGCAAACTTCAAGTCGACGTTGTTGTCAAATACTGCAAGCGCAGCATCATGACTGTTTGCACTGATGCCCCAGATCAATCGTAGTTAAACGGATCTTTTTTACGAAGCGCCCTCATCTTCAAGCGGTACTTTATTTCATCTCTGATCCAGGTAAGCGGATAGATGATTATTGTAATTATATTAATTATTATTTGAACCATTTTTTTGCTTTCAGTCTAATCTTTAACGGAGAACTTTCTGCTGCCGCAGCGATACTAAACAAGGTGTATACTTGCCCGTATCGCTGCACTGCTTCTCCGGTGTCTTTGATGTCTTCTTCCCAGTCGGGCATGCTCACTTGCCAGCCATACTCAATTGCTTCTTCGACCAATCTTTTACCGGAATAATCTCTGTCCGGTAATAGTATTATATCTTTGTTTAATCTCTTGAGCAACATAACCTGTTGTTCATTGATCTCTGCTCTCAACAATGCTACTCCATCAATTGGAATAGCGTCCAGCGGGCCTTCGACTACAATACAGAATATTTTATCCGGAGTTTGCTTGTCTAAATTAAAAAGATAACCAGGCTGAGAGTCAGTTAAGTACTTAGGTTTTTTGTTGGAATTAACAGTCCTTCCTGACCAGCCAACAATTCTATTCTCGTAATAAAACGGAATAAACAATCTATCTCTGTATTTCAGTTGGGACGACCAGTAATAATTATATCCGTCATCTAGCCAAAGTTTTCTGCTGGACATATAATCCATAACTTCGACCAACTTGCCCGATGCACACGGATTGTCCGTTATTAGTGTTGCATCGTCGGGCAACGGCACACTAGCAAATGTAGGCAATTCAACCAGTCGTTCGACTGACTCAAACCCGTCATTGATTTTTAGAACTTCCAAACTCAACTTGGAAATAACATCGTCTGGTGCGCCAAGCCATTGGAACAGTTTCTTTAACTTGTACGAAATATGTCTGCCAGGTTGCCAACTGGCTTTGTATCCACAATTGAAGCAATGGTAGCTTACTACCTCGCCTTCTTGTATCACGCCGCCTCGAGTTCTATTATCAGCAGACTCGCCGTTGTGAACGCAACATACTCCGTTAAATGATATCCATCCGCTGGGGGTTTGCTTGCGCTTGCCAGGCAAAACTGTCAGCAGTGTGTCTGATACAATACTCATACTGTTATAATAGCAGTATTACTTGCAAATGTCAATTAGTTTCTAATAAGAATCTTGGTTACTGTACCAGCTGGATCACTGTCTAACTTGAATCTAACAAAGCTTACAACACCATTGAAATTAAACGGAACTGCCTGAGTTTCAGATCCGTCAAATACCATCGTGCCTAGCGTGCTCCAGTTGTTGATGCCAGTTATCTGATTGTCAAGTGTTGCTTGTATTTCTACCTTGCCAATATATCCACTGGTATAAACTGCAACTGTGTGCAATGCTTCGTTTCCGTTTAATCCTGGTTGTGCGCCAATCTTGTCAGTGTCATCACTGCCGGCAACCCAGTAGTCCGATACTGTATAAAAGTTGGTGATTGTTGTGCTGGATTTTGGTCCTGGATAGGCGTTGCCGTCAAGGTATATTATTCCTGCACTTTCAAAACTGCGACTAGCATATGTCACAGTGTTTACTCCGTTGTCACTTTTGTAAACATTGTATTTTAGGTATTGTTGTTTTACATTAAGTAATTCGTTGTCTGTGATGGTTACTTCAAACATTCCTCTATTTGCCACAGATGAGTCATCTGTGACGGTAGTAAGCTTGTTGATTATCATATTGTTGCCTTCGTCAAACACAACAAACACCATATCGGATGTGATTTCCACAGGCTTTTGATCTGCGTTTAATAATCTAAATTGTATGGTATTATCAATACCTTTATATACTTTTAACTGTCTGCTGTACACTGGTCTATACTCCACTGGGAATCCTGCATCATTAGATACAACAATTGTTCTCTCATCGACTAAATATCTAGGTATTAGCTGCATATAGTAGGATCCTTAATTATAGTGTATTTATCGTAATGTTATTAAAAGAAATAGAAGAACAATTTCCATACGTAAGTGTTGTCGCATACGGCGGCAACGAGTATGTCGGAGTGATTGCAAATCAAGATCAGTATGTGACAACAATGTTTGTGTACACTGGATTAAAAACCAATAGTGATAAACGGTTGTTACTGGATATTGCAGAAACATGGTGGTGGGAATCAAATAGACTCATACCAGTTAGCACCTTTATGAGGAGAGAAATTGATCCTGTACGTTATTGTATGATGTCAATGAATTCCAAAGATGTAAAGGTTGTTGTAGGACCGTGTGTGAATCTCAATAATTTATCATTGAAACGAGTAAAAAGAAAAAGCGTCCAGCTTGTTAAAAAAATTAAATAGACGCTTCACAAATTAAGTTCATGTGAACCATTACTGCCATTGCGTAAGAAAACGCATGTGCCTTCTTAAAGAAATATTGATCAGTAGTCGGCTTGATCCACACTTCCTCAAATATATCATTCCACTCTTTGTCCACCAAGTGTCGCTTCGCAGGACGAATAATTGCAAGACATGCTGCTAATTTTGCAATAGAGTCAGGCTTGAGCTTTTGCAAAATATTATGATGCCCTGACACGTGAAAAACTGTATCACTAAATTCCTTATATTGTAACAACTCCCACATAGGTTCTTTGTTGACCAAGTCGTCCATATGAGCATTGTTGCGAACATCTTTGTATATGCTTACATTTAGGAAATCTAACTTAAAATATTTTCTATCCTCGGCTGCTTTGTAATCAATTGTAGCAAGATTATCAATAGGGTTGTGCGGAATTGTAGTAGCATATACACCGGTATTGTGCTTCTTTCCATTTTCAAGTTTTGCAACATGATGCTGTATCTTAGACAGCAATATGTCTCTGTCTGCAAAGTCTATATCGATATCCATTCATAGGTTTCCTTGTTTGGCAACAGACTTTACAAGTGCTACATCACTGGGTTGTCTTTTAAATCGCATAGCCCAGTGACTGGGATTTAGGATATGGAAAACTAGGCCTAGTTGTTCGTCATTGAACTTGGCCAGAAGTGCCTTTCCAGAATTACAATTTAATAATAGCCACGGTGATATCTTGCCGTCTTTTATATCATACACTGCTCTATTTGTCGAGACGTATGTAAAGTAATGATTCCACACAGACTGATTGGCTTCGGCCCATGCTACCATTGTGTTTACTGATCGCTCTAGTGCTGTTTCAACACCTTCCTTTATTATAAGGTTAGCAGCATATTCTTCATACATTGCGTCTTTGCACCAGTGATCGAGTTTTACTCCACTTGTAACAACATAGTCAACATACTTTTCTGGATACAATGGCTTGACATTGTTTACAAAACTTCCAAACTTTACAAATGCTTTGTAAAATGTAGACTTCGTAAACTCTGCATAAGTCTTATCAGTTTTGTTTCCTGCACTCAATTTATAGAATCGCTGGAAGGCATACAAGCCTAGCTTCACACGCTTTTCGTCTTTTTGTAACCACCTGCGTTTCGGCTCGCACATATGCACAATCAGAGTACTCTCTTTTGAATAACTCTTTTTGCAATATTCGCAAACAAATTTCTTAGATGCTGACTTTGTCATATCCATGTTCTCTAGCAAGTTCCTTAATTTGTGCTTTGGTAGATATTCTAGCAAGTAATTCAACCTCGTCTATCTTTTTGTTAGGGTAAATTTCCAATAACAGTTTTACCGCTTTGTTGTTAATATCCTTGTGTTGCTTCAAGCCAATCCAGGGATGATACTGTATCTTACCAGTATTACCGGCCATGCATAACAATTGCCATTGTAGCTTAGGATGTCTTGCTCCTAGCACTTCCCAGTTTTTGTTATAGTATTCATTTGTTTTAAACACTGCAAGTTCGGTAGAAGTTCTGTTACCTTTTATACTACTAACGTAACGATTTAGCAACCAGAAGCTAACTTGCTTGCGTTGGTCTGTGTCTAGCTCGTCCCAAACGTCTTTTCCGTTTAAGTCAATTGCGGCTAGTAGATCCTTTACAGGAAGCTTTTCTGCTGGCATGTTTTCTCTTCTTCTTTTTTAATATAATACAGAGTCATTAATTTGTCAAACTCTTTTTTAAATATTTCGTCATTGTTGGTCAAGGCTATCAAGTCTACAAATTCAGAATACTTAAAGTCAGGACTGTCGCTGCTTATTACCCAGCGTGGTATATCTGGCCTGTTGGAGTATCTAGCATATATTGTTTTGTCTAGTCTTTCGTAAATTAATCGTTCGCCTTCTAACAAGTTTCCTATTACTTTTCTCCTGTATGAGTTACAGTACACATATCTTCGAAAGATGCCTCTTCCCAGTCCCACCAATTGATTCTACAGTTGTTTTCTCTCTTTGGTGTTCCGTCTAAGTTAAATCGAATTTCAATATTACTTGTTTTTGGAACATCTTTATACATCTTGTACGGAATAACAAAATAATAAAATTGATCTAATTTTCTTTCGTAACATTGTACTCTTAAATCTCCAATTTTATTCCTAGTTCCAGAAACCATTGCCGAATATGATTTGCCATAACCGCTTGTTCTAACACACGTAAACTTAGCATCAGAATTATCGCAGTAATCTCTGCCCCGACCGAGTACAATACGTAGATCTTTGTTCACTACAGCAATTGCTATCTCTAATAAGTCTTCATAAACCAAGGCCGCCATCATACTTTCTTTATCCATTTTAAAATCCGGATCGTGCTCAAATATCTTATTAATTAAAAACTTTTTAATTGCAATATTAGTATCTACCCGATTTTGATAAAAATCAAGATTTAGTCGGTTATGCTCGTCTTTTTTAGATTTAATTTTCATGGTAATTCCTTTATTTTCCAAAGATAAATTGCGTGCTACCCTTGGCTCTGTCATCGTGCCAATTTATTTCGCAAGTAAATGTTAGGCGTCCTTCATCATAAAGGAACTTGATATCATCAGCAGTGTGTGCAATGCCGTAGCAGCCGTTTTTAGTATTTAGAAACATTACACAATCGTGGTCTTCAACAGATTTGTAATAACTAAATGCAACTTGTGCCAATGCCATTTGCATTGCGATTGCTGTAAATCTTCCGTTTTTATCCAATACTGTCAAGAATTCATCAATCAACAATTGGTCAATGCGTGTGTACAATCCCTGAAGCATAGTAGTGAATATCTTAACCGATCCATTGTAATCTGTATAATCACCAATTACTCGATCTAGGTTTGTTAATCCAGATATGTTTAAATTAAATCCGCCGCGTATTACTGGCTTGTCAACTTCCATGCCATGCTCGAGTAATTCTCCCTCTAGGATGCCTACATCTGCCATTACTTTGTACAATTGCTTGCGAACAGATGTAGGGCTACCGTAGCCCGAAGTTCCACAAAGGCGGCCGCCGCTGTACGACTTCCTGCCTTTTACTGTTCCTTTAACTTCGACAACAATAGGGTTAGTGGAAGTTGGCACAGTAAATGTCAAATCGCCTTTTTCTGCAAAATTTATACCTTTGCCGAATGTGGCTAACAAAAACTCTCCAGGTCCAACATCGCCGCTGCTGTATCCCATCTTGCCGGCCATTGCCGAAATGTCGTTAACATACTGGTATAACAATGGAGATTCTGCATTGATCATATCATACAAGTTGGCATAGCTATATTTTAAAAGTTTACTTCCCGAAAACACGCCGTCTTTGCTTATAATTTTATTGAATAATTCAATTTTTTCTTGTATACTACCTTGCCCATTTATAAATGTATCGAGCAACCGTTTATCATTACCGTTTGACCTACCAAACTTGGAAACCAATGCAGATTTTATAACTGGCTGTAAATTTCCCTTGAGTAGATAATTGTGGTAAGATGTTAGCGTATGCAAACAGCTAGTGCTGTTAATATGCTGAGATATTTCTTTTCTAATTTTTATTACTTCTGGAATAGTTTTCATTTTGTATGGCTTGGGTGTTTTTGTTATTTTCATAGTAAATTCCTTTTCTTAATGCCTTTTGTATGCCTATTTTTTTTTGTTAATAATTTAGTTTATTCGTTTTATAATAATTTGCCGAAGTCGATAATTTCACTCTGGCGACTTATGTCTTTTACAAAAAACGCACAATTTGCGTTCGGTTCCTCGTTAAGGGGAACTGCTAACAATTGTCCGTTTCTCATTTTTGGAAAATACCACTTGACATCATTGTAGAAATTTATTATTTCTACCTTTGCGTATTGCGGATGTGTTCCAGTTAGGGGATTGAATACAAATGCTTCAAATCCTCTATCGTTCAAGCTGGTTAGAGGTAATACCTCTAAGTCGCTGCCTGCTTCGCTACAACCTACTGCTAGACACCAGTCCAACGGCATTGTAATCTCGTTGCCGTTTATCTCTAGCACAATAGCAGGGCTGTTGAAGCTTTCTAGAAATATCAATGGATTAAAAAAGAAATCCGGATCTGCTGGATTACTGTTGTCTAGCACTGCAAAGCGCAATGCTTCGTCAACTGATTCCGGCAATTGATTAAGTATAAATGTTTCGTTTTCTAGAGTTAGTATTCTCATGTTAGTTTTAATTCCAATCTATTTTTTCTATAGTAAATGGGTATTCTGCTTCTTTGTAAAATTTCTTACGTGCAGTAAGGTGCCGCTTGGCAAACTTACATGTGCTGGTAATATCCCATATTTGGACAAAGTCTTTGTCCTTTGCTTTTCTTACGCCTCTGCCAATTGACTGAATAACTCTAACAAAACTTTTGCCAGGTTCAAACAATACTAAATTAAAGATTCTCGGAATGTTAATTCCAACAGCAGCTACGCCGTATGTTGCAATAATTACCATGTCTGTGGCATCCTGCACCTTGTCGTATGTTTCTTTTCTATTCTTGGTTTTTACAGATCCGTTGATGAAAACAGAGCCCGGAATTAGTTGTTGTAATTTTTCGCCTGCTGCAATTCGGTCAACTAAGATTAATGTATTTCCTGAACTTTTTATCTTAATCATCAACTTACCAAGATATTCAAGGCGAGCTTCGTCTGATACAAGATACTTGAGTTCTTCTTGATAATTTGTAAATGCCTTGATATCCATCAGTTGACATATATTAACATGACATTTTGATAACACACCCTTGTCCTGCAATTCCTTTGCTGTTACGTTTCCTACAACAGGGCCGAGACTTGCAAGTATGCTTTGAAATTCAAATGCTTCTTTGGGAATTGTTCCTGTAAGTCCCCAGCGTATTGGTGCATTCTTCAAGTTTTGTGTTAGAATATTTTTCAGTACGTCGGCTTTGGCTTGGTGTACTTCGTCAACTATAACAGTCGCTACGTCTTCTAAAAATTCGGCCAAGCTAAGAGTTGAGATGCCGTCTTTGTGGCGCTTGTTGAGTATATTAAGACTCTGCCATGTACAGATGGTGTGTGTCTTTCCTAGTTCTTTTCTGTCTCCAAAGTAAACACCTACATCTAGTCCGCAATTAATATAGTCTTCTTCTGTTTGTTCAACTAGACTTTTGTTAGGTACAATAATCAAACTCCTGCCGTACACTTCGCACATTTTAGATAACGTTGCTGTAATAATTGTTTTACCTGCGCCGGTTGCAATTTGCTGTAAACTTTGTGGATTTTGTATAAAATTGTTAATTGCTTCGACTTGATAGTCTCGTAGTATAATAGGTTCGCCTTCAGCAGGATGCCCTTTTGGCCACACTGTAGAGCCCCAATAGTTGCAAGTAATAGGTTGAAAATTCAATTCAATTGGAGATCTTTTATCAACAATTTCTGAAATATTCACCTTATTCTTTTCAAGTATCGGTAACAATACGTCTAGATGACTCAAGTAGCCGGCGCCGCCGAGCCCAAAAAAGCCAACTTTACCGTCCCACCGACCTAGTTTAAACTGTGGCATGTGCTTTGCATAAGGAACTTCGAACTTCAGTGCGTTGGACATCTGTCGTCGCACATCCACTGACAATCCTTCAAATTTTATATTTACTTCGTCTTCGATTATTAATTTACATAAACTCATAATATTTTTTTTCTACTCGTTATTTTGGACGTATAATTAGGTCTGCGTGCTGAGCTGCATATATTCTAATGTGTTCACAAGAGCGTTGCTCTGAGAAACTTATAGCACACCTTGGCTTCCAGTTACTTTTAAGCAAGATCTTTGGAAGCTTTTTCTTATTAATATACACTATTTTTGTAGTGTCGTCAACCCAATTGTTGAGGTTATTTTCCTTTATATAAGTGTTAACAAGGTCTCCGTCGCCGCTGGGTTCTCTAAATAGCACAGACTGAGTAGCATTATCAATATTAGGAAATGCTTGATGCATCATAGTAATTTGTTTTAGTGCCGATTTGCCATCAACTAATACTAATATTGGAAAATGATCCAATGTACTAAGTGCAGCAGATGTCTCAGCAATGTTACAATCAGTTAACTCCATTTCAACAAGCGGTGCAAGTCGACTTATAATGTGTGAAAGTACACTTGTTGGATCTAAAGTATCTTTGTCAGTATCTATATCAACATGATTAAGGCCGTACCTGAATCGACGATCACACAGCTTGATTAACCTATTAGGGTCGTCAAGACTAATTTCTTCCGAAATTAATTCCGTCGCTGCAGGTTTCAAGTTTAACATCTGATTGTTGTAAATGCCAGGAACAAAAAGCGATTTGGTTGTTTTAATCTCTTCAATGGCTGCGGCGTTGTCAATGAGTTCTTGGTCGATGTTAAAGTTCCTATCTTTAAATGTATCTATTACCATTGCAATATTTAATTCAGTCAACGGAAAATAGTGAGACTTTCCGCCGCGTGGATGAAAATAGCCAGATTTTGGTTCAGCACGGGCCATATTGTCAATTGCTGCAATAGTTTTCTTATTGAAAGGGAAATCAATCTTAATGTATGTTGGACTTAACTGATTCAGTAAAGGATAACTCAAATTCACATCATCAACTATAGTTATAGTTTTTGCTCGGTCGATAAAGCGAAGAGTGGAACCAAGTGTAGACATTGATGTTGCTAGGTCTGTAATACCCAACTCACACAATTCGTCCTTGTATTTGACTAGTTTTTCCTTGGAAAGTTCGTATTGACGATCAGTTAGAGAAACATTTTTCAATAACTGCGAACGCAAACTTAACAGTACTTGCTTGTCTGATTCACCAAGGTCGACTTCGTTGATCTTAAGAATTACATCTTCAATTGTTTGTGTCATAATGTAATACTAGCATGTTACATGTACTGTGTCAAGTTATTCAGCGGAATACCGTGAGCAATTTCTGCAATAGTATATTCTGTGTGTGCAAGGTCGTTTAGCCATTGTTGTCTATCTGGCATTAGAGGGTTTTCAATTTGTGTTAGGTCTTGCGAAGCTACATCATGTGCCAAGCTGCTGGATCCTACAAATGCCGGCACTCCTTCTCTAACAGCTTGCACCCCAGGGTTACTACTCCAATTTACAACACTCCATGCATCTTTGTACTGTAAATCGTAATCGTCATACGATCCCTTGATCAACCGGGGCTGCTGTATACTTACATCTTTATATTTAGAATTGTTGTATGATAATGGACAACGCGGGTGAGGTCGTACAATAATTTCTCTATCAGTGTGTTGTCGGATAGTGTCAATTGATTCTGATACCCATGCGTTAATAGTCGGCATATTTGCCCATTGTAGGCTTTTGTTGTGCTGGCAGCAAATATAAATAGGTCCTCCCTTGCTCCGCCAAGGTTTTAGATCAAGGCCGAGCTGATCAGCACGACTGTTGTTGTTTCCAGTTGGTGAAAAGTATGCATCTCGGTTTATTCCGTTAAGTCCTACCTTCCATGTAGTACCTCGTTGTAACCCGCCGACTTCAAGAACTATTACATTTCGATGAGTTTTTCTAAAATAATCCCATATTGGTTTGTTGCCTACCATCCTACCATTCCAGAGAACACTCCATATTACTGCAACATCAGCATGCATATCGTCGCCTAGTGATCTGTGACCGCTGTCAATTAAACTCTTTTCAAATGCATCAAAAACAGGTTTGCTGTTGAGCGCACCATATTCTCTAAAGAGACTGAATTTCATAGTTAAATACCTTACTACTGTATTTAAAGGATTTACAAATGACAGATATAACTGTGGTTACAACATTTCACAAAGAGGGAATGGACTTGTACGGACAACGGTTTTTAGATAGCTTTGCTCAACGAGTCGACAAGAAAGTTAAACTTTTAGTGTACACTGAAAATTGCAAGCCTGTTAACCCAGACGAGAATCAGATTACAATTCTTGATGCAGCACTGGTTTTACCAGACTTGAATGCGTTTAAGATGCGGTGGAAAGATGATCCAAAAGCAAACGGAATTCCTCCTGCTGACATTCGTGCAAAGCGACAACGCGATCATCACAAAGCATTCAAGTGGGATGCTGTACGGTTTGCCAACAAGACCTACGCCGTGTACGACGCTTGTAGACGCTGTACAGACTGGTGTGTGTGGATGGATGCCGACACGTTTGTACACAGTGATTGGAGTTTTGATCAATTCAACGAGTGCCTGCCGAAGACCAGCTGGATCACATATGTGGGCCGTGGCAAAGGATCGCAAACATGGCCCGAGTGTGGGTTCTATGGCATGAATTTAAAAGATACAGTGTGTCAGGAATTCTTGGCAGAGTTTGAAAGAGTATACACTGATGCACCAAATGGAATCTTTTTACTCGAAGAATGGCACGACAGCTTTGTGTTTGGAGATATTGTAAACAAGATGAAACAACTTGCGCCAAATGTGTTGGATTATAGTGCAGAGATGTACTTGAGGGAAGCAAAGACAGGCGGAGGCGGGCATCCTCTTATTAATACCAAGTTAGGACAATGGATTGACCACATGAAGGGCAACCGAAAGAACGCCGGAAAGAGTTTGACTAAGGACCTAATAGTTGACAGAAACGAAGGTTACTGGCAGTAATTGCGCATGTGCCGCCAGCATTCGCCTGATTCTAGTTCATCAAATTTCCAATGGAACATGCTAATACGTTCCAGCCACCGTTGGCGGTCAAACTCTTGAGGATTTTCGATATTTCTAAAATCGATATTGCTAACTTCGGCACACTGGCTATCAGCAGGATCTGTTAAGAAGCAATGATACCCTTCTATAATTGGGCCGACTGCTGCGCTACTATTATGATTTATTATGGCCCATGCTTTATGCAAGTCAGTAGTCAAGCTAGTGCCAACTGCACTTATTCTGACATTGCTCATATGTTTTATAGAATTATTTAAAGTGTTTATATATGTAGCTGCTGATTTATCACCCGGGTGTGTTCTAATTATTATAGGCCTGTCAGTATGTTGGCGCAGTTGGGTAATTGTTTTTATTGCCCATTGTTGCACATCTGTACCTTTTAAACTCCAGCCTTTGTTGCGTTGCAGCATTAAAACAATACTTTTTCCTTTAACTTTGTAATCTTCTAATTGTATATTAGTATCTTTGGAAATTTGATTCCATCGTATAGGATTAACATCAGTGTCGCAATAAATTCCAGTAGTCGGAAATATGCCATTAAAGCTGTATCGCAAGTACCCGTGCGGATTTGTTTTATCTTTATACAAAAATAAATTGGCGTCACCAGTTACTACTTTTTGAGCATCAATAATTTGTTTTCTTAATTTCAAATGAGCACTGCTAGTGTCAGCATACACCCACCCCTGTATCACTGCTACATCTGCAGTTTGTATAACTTCTGAGTTACTAACAATTCCAGTGTCGCCTGCTGCATTTACGCCTTTAATAAAGTTAATTAACAATTGCGGTTTTTGCTGATTGCTATTGCGAGCCGGAACAGTTTTTAAATAACTAACTACCTTCATTTAAAATATGCCATGCAGTTCCATTGGCTAATTCACTTGATGTGAATTGACAATAGCTCAAATGCCTTGCTAACGGTATTTGTAAATCTATCGCAGGAGTTGTTAAGTTTTCAATCTGATCAATACTGGTATTGCACACAGATGTTGCTGCATTGGGCGCTAATGCAATAGCAGGTAGTCCAAACAAAAATGCTTCTGTTGCAGCAATACTATTAAATGTAACTAAACAATGTACGTCATCTTGCATTGCTTGCCAAATTGGGTTGCTAGTAACTCTGTCTGTTCGATTAGGTTTTAATCTAATTTCGATAGGCCTGTCGGTGTGTTTTTTAATTTCGGTAATAGTTTCAGACATCCATTCGTCGAGATCCTTGCCGTAAAACATCATTACTTTTTCACTCGGTGGTACAAGTAATATTTTACGACCAGTCTTGAACTTTCCGGGTTTAAAATTTAATTTATCAAGACGGCTATTGTCTCTAGCGACCAGCGGATTTGTATTTTGCAGTCCATTAAATGATACTCTATGATACTGTTTTTTAGTTCCGGGTTGTAAATATCCGGTGTCTATAGCATAAAAGTTTCTTTTGTTTTCTAAACAATATCGAAGAGCAGTTTGACTAGTGCTACCAAGGCCTCGAATAACTAGTGTCGACTCGCCACTAGGATTTATTTTATTCCATTCACTAATGGTGCCGCCGCTGCCTAATACAAAATCTCTAAGATATGGATCATATAAATGTCCTTTTTTAGCAGTATTAAAATCACCCTTTGATGGCGATATAGCTACAACTTTTACTCCCATTTCGATGTCCTTTAAATCGTGCAATTGCTTTTTTGTTTTATATGCCACTTCGTCTGGATCTATTGTACTTTGTAAAAATAACTCAATTAGATTTTTTTTTTGATCCGAAAGAGTCAAGTCACTTATGCCTATTACTCTTTCTTCATTAGCGGTCATTCTAGTTTCAAGGACATTTATATTAGTTTTTAAAAAGTTAATATGTGCCTTGTACCAATCAACTGCGTATTCGCAATCTTGGTATTCTTCAAACCACGGCCCGCCATTTGTGTAATGAATAAGGTCAGGAATACCGTTAGTAGGTTGGCTATACCATCCAACTAACCAATTCCACGTATGGCTAATCTTACCAAGTTCAGAGTCGTGTAGCCAGCTAAATCTGTGTAGGAAAGCACCGGTCTTTTCGGGGTCATTAACAAATTCTTTTGTAACTATTTTGTTACTAGTATGCCCGCAATTGACAAGCATCATGCTTGACCAGTTTTTACGAGGGTACGGAAGTTGCTGCTTGCCGTCCATCTTTGTGCCTTCTTTAGGAGTGTAGTCATGTTGGGCACACATAACTGCATACTGATCATCTACTTGATCAAACAGTTCTTTAATGTCTGTCTTAAGGACTACATCGCAATCTATAAACAGCGCCCATCCTTGAAAATTGCAAAGTTCGGGCAATAGAAATCTAGTAAATGTAAATTCTGTTGATGCAAGAGTATCTGTTGGTCTGCTGTACAGTCCTTTTCTTATTAAATCTTTTTGTTTTAGAGGAACTATTTCTACTGGGACACTAGCAGTGTCAAGTATACTTTGTTTGCAGACTTGATAAGCAATATCTTCTCGGCTATCCCAGCCAATAAAAATTCTTAATGGTTTAATCTCTTCGTTCAATGTCGTTCTCCGTTAGATTGTTGCCTAGCCAAACTTCTATTACCTTGGCAGTATTCTGGCCAGTGTTGGTTGCTTTGTGCCATGTATTTTTAGGAATGTCAATGCTTTCACCAGCTATGTATAAATTATTAAGTGTGCGGCCGTCCTCGAACTCTAAATTCATTTGTATTTGTCCAGACACAACATGCCAGTGCTCACTGCGGTCGAAGTGTCTCTGATCACTTAATGACTTGCCTTCTAAGAAGGATAATTCCTTTACTTGCCATCCATTATTTTTATCTAATACAGTGTATGTTCCCCATGCACGCTTAGTTGTAGGCTGACTCCATTCTTTGAGAATTGAACTGCTCGAATTCTTTTTATCTTCGCCGCCTACGCCGCATGCAAATTGCAATCCATGTTGATGCTTGTACATTTTGTATTCTGGACTGTTGATGTTATTTCGGTCGCCGCCATTGGCAAAGATAATATCAGTGCTACTTCCATGTGTTGATAGCATTTGAAAAATAGCACAACATGCGCTGTCGTCATCATCGTTAAAACCAATAACTTGATCAACTATGCCCAAGTGCTTGATAATGTTTGTACGTTCTTCGAAGGACATAAACGGCTTGCCCTTCTTACGTGTCAACCATGCGTCAGAATTGACAGCCACAACTAACTTGTTGCCTAACTTTTTGGCTTCTTTGAAATATTCAATGTGGCCTGAATGCAATGGGTCAAATCCGCCCGAAACTAATACTACTGTTTTCATACAAGTACTTATTTTCACCAACCAAAAATATAATCTTTTCTGACATTAGTGATTTCCTTTGCTCCGATACTTTTAAGATATGCGCCTGCATTGTAATTTGTGTCTGCTTGCTGCTCGCAAACAATAATAGGTTTATACTTCAATATCGTTTCAGTTGCACCTTTGAGTACTTCTAACTCGTGCCGTTCGCAATCAATTTTCAATAGTCCGAACTTTGGAAGATCCAATTCATCCATGCGTTTAATTATAATGTCACCTGTACCAACTTCACTAACAAAGCTGCCGCCTGTGTTTTTGCTATCATAAACCATTTCAACTACATTGTCAACACTACCTAGTGCATGTTTGTGAATCTCAATGTTTAGCCCTGACACATTTTTTTCTAAGCATTTATATACTTGTTCTAATGGTTCAAATGCTATAACATGATTAAACATCTTTGTCAATGGCCTTGACCATAGTCCGACATTTGCTCCAACATCAACTGCTATATTAAAATCAGTGACGTATTTGTATGCAGCGTCTCTAACATCGTCTTGATATTCTGGTGGGCCGCCATTTTTAATACGCTTGGCAATCAACCTCTCAAAGTGGTCATCACTGTCAGGCATCCAGTAGTTGTAAACTTTTTTCATTCTTTTTCCAGTATTACGATATATTTTACAACATGCCTCGGCGGGCCTTTTTTAACTTCTGCATGTCTTTCTGTAATCTCTTCGTGAATGATGTGCCATCCTTGTATTGCTTCAAGTTTGCGTTTCCACCATTTAGGAGATTCAATAATAAGGTGTGCATTTCTGCCGTCACTAAGTGACTTCTTTGCAGGATGACATGCAATAAGATGATATTGATACCTAGTTGTTCTGTTACATAAATCTTGTAGAGTATCGTCAATGTAGTATTCTTCTACATGTTCTAATACGTCGCTGCTGTACGTAAGTTCAACTTGTTCCGGTAACGGATTTGGAAATGTAGCAGGATCAAATGTATGTAATTTAATATTAGGATATTCTGTTCGTATTGTCTCGCTGGTATTGCCCTTGCCTGCCCCAAAGTCTAAAAAACTGTTAATAGCGTTTTCGCTGATCAACTTATGAACGATATCTGGAATATTTTTATTTAAACCAAATGTTTTTTTACTATGTAACAGTTTTAATTCTTCTACGTATTCTTTACTATATGCCATTATATTGCCGCGTCATCTAGTCCTGCAACTCGCAGTTTGACAATATTTGTCATTTGCCATTGTTTCTGATCCAGTCCTTTTAGTACACCTAGCCATTTGTTTCGCAACAGTGCAAATTCGTTGATTAGTTGTTCGTAGTCACAAACTGCTGTCTCGCCGTCTACATACTTTTCGCAATCACGGCTGGATAATGCACGCTGGTAATTTTCTAGATATTTTCTAAAAAACGAGCTACGCAGCTTGCGCAATTCAATATTTAGATATTCTAGTATAGCCTCAAGTTCTTGAAGTTGATTAAATCTTTGTTCAACAATCCCGGGCATCATTGCTGCTGCTTTTTCAATACTACCCTTGATCTGGGTTTCAAAGCGAGCTGTTGCCAGCTCGCTTTCAAAGTATTGTATAGCATTTGGAATTTCAGTAATGTCATTGGTGACTTTGCTATACCATCCCATTTCTAGTCCTCGTCTTCTTCGTTGTCTTCGTCGTCGTTGGTATCTAGATCAAGATAGTAATTAATAGCGTGATCTAAGAACTTGTCAGTTCCGCTAACCTCTTTAAGAGTCATGTCGTCAACGCCATAGTCTGCTAATAAATCAACATACTTTTCTGCTGCAAGTTCGACATGCTTTTTATCAAGATACTCCTTGAATAAATTCCAAATATCAGCTACTTGGTCTTCGTTCATTATTCTTGCTCCTCGGCATAATCAACATTGACTGCTTCGTCAACATCGTCGTCGTTGCTAATGCCGTTTGCTCTATCAGTTATTGCTTTTTCTTTCTTGATGATAAAGTCGACCATTGCACGATCAAGAAGATCGCCAGTCCACCTTTTGCGGAACTCAAGAATTTCTTCGCCGTCTTCCATTATGTACTTATAACGGTTTCCTACTTTTTCAAGAAGGCCTTGACCGTCAAACAAGTCAAATAATCCGCTGTACGGATCCATGCCTGTTGCATAAGGAATACGCACTTCAACACTTTCAAACGGTTTTGAATAACGAGTTTTCATTATCTTGCACTTGGCTCGAATACCATGTACAGTTGATGACTTAACACCGTTTTCGTCTTCTTTTAGTTTTAGCTTCTTCAT